CTGATGGTAATGTTGCTACTGTGTAAACTGTTGATGTAATAACACCAAATACTTTAGTAAGTGTTGTAGAGCTATTACCTATTACTGTTGTGTTAGAGCCAAGACCTGTAGTTCCATTACCTATAACTATTTCATTAGTATCTGTAGCTGCTAATGTTTGAACATTATAACCAACTAATGTGCAATTAGAACCTGAAGTAATTGATGATCCTGCTTGATAACCAAAGGCAGTATTACTTGAAGCAGTTGTGTTTGTTAAAGTTCCAACTCCAATAGCTGTATTATAATTTCCTGTTTGATTTTGATACAATGCAGCATTAACTACGCCTTGTTGAAAACCGCCTATTGCAAGATTAGCTGTTCCTGTAGTATTTTTATAAGCAGCTTGATATCCTAAAACAGTATTAGAACCACCTGTATTATTAAAGTGTAATGAACCACCACCAATAGCAGTATTGTAAGATCCTGTGGTTGTTAAATTACCTGTTCCGTTATTAGAAGAATCTAATCCACCAATAAATGTATTATATGAACCTGTGGTTATTTGTGATCCTGCTTGGTAGCCAAATAAACTATTGTTTAATCCTGTAATTAAAGTTGTTCCTGCTTGATAACCCACAGCAGTATTGCCTGTTCCACTTGCTAAAGAAGCCACAGGAACTGTGAATCCACTACCTGTTCCACCGATAGATGCGGCAGGTGCTGTTAATACTGTGGTTGTATCTTTAAAGCCTACACCATTAGATGTAAGTGTTACAGATGTTACTGCTCCACCTGATACTACGATTGTAGCAGTAGGATAAGTTACAGCAGTAGAACCTGACGATAGTGTCATGACTACGCCAGTATATGTTCCTGCAGTGTATCCTGTGCCACCTGTGATAGTGCCTAGTGTTGCTACGTTGGTGGTGTTGTTAGTTAATGCTTGGTATCCTATGGCAATTAAGTTACCTGCTGTAGTATTGTAGTATAATGCTGAATATCCAAGCCCAATATTATTTGATCCTGAAACATTACTATATAAACTTTGATATCCAAATGCTTGATTTCTAGTGCCTGATAAATTGGAATATAAAGATGAATACCCTACTGCATCATTTGGCCCTGCAGTTGTTGTAAATAAAGCTCTGTATCCAACTCCTACTGAAGCATTGGATGTTGAATTAGAAATTAATGCTTGATAACCAATGCCAACATTTGCACTAGCTGAAGTATTATTATAAAGAGCATTGTATCCAATACCTACATTTGTTCCGCCTGTAGCTGTGGCATTTAAAGATTGATACCCTACTGCAATGTTTGTGCTTACACTTCCCCCACCCAATCCAACCTTAACTGTGTTAAATGTAGAGTCAGCAGATGTTGTGATAGAGCCACTAGGAACAGAGATGTTGTTAGTGGTGGTTACTGCTGTTGTGGTTGTGGGTGTGTAGGATGATGCTACAGAGCCATATTCACATTGAGATCCCCAAATATAAATACCACTTGTTCCATCACCTGTAATAGAAAATAATCCATAACTGCCATAAGTAGGAGTAGCTGATGTTGTTAGCGATATCATTTGATGTGTAATAGTTACACTTGGGAAATAACCACTAACTGAACATCTATACCATCCATTACCTACAGATGCTATTGATGTATTTAAAACTGCATTACCTGATCCTGCTGCAGATGATTGTGTTACTACAGAAGTAGATAAATTGTATGTTGCAGCTACATAATTACTGCCTGATCCATCAGCAACGCTCAATGACACATAATTATAACCATTTGCCTTAACATATATAGACCAATTTATATTTGTATTTGTTACTGTTGTTTGAGCATCAAGTCTTTGTGATGCTGTTGTTGCTGTGCTAATTAAACTAGATGCTGTAGATGTGCCATCAGGTGCAGTTGTTACGTTTAAATTAACTGTAGATGATGTTGTTCCCCATGGTGCTGTAGTAAATGCTTGAGAATATCTAAGTAAATTATTCCCACCCTGTAAGTAGAGTTGTTTGTCTACTAGGTTACCATTTATAGTTGCGTTACCTGTGTTTTGTAGTGAGCCTGTGCCTTGGTCGTAGGTTTGACCAATAAGTAGGTTAGAACCTGTAAATTGTAGGTTGGCAGAGTTACCAAACGCTGATGTGCCATTACCGTAAGGAACATAGTTTGCAGTTAAGCTAGATAATCCTGTGCCACCTGAACCAACTGCTAATGGCGTAGTCGTTAAAGTTAAACTTCCTGCGCTTAATGCAGTTGTTGTAAGCAAGCCTGTTTGTGGGACAAATTGAAGTTTAGTAGAGCTAGTATTAACAGAATTAACTGTGCCTGATGTAGCATTTGCAAGTAACGGATAATATGTAGATGAGCTAGATGTATTGTCAGTAATAGTAACTAAAGCTGCGTTTGCTTGCCATGTTGGCGCTGATGATCCGTTAGATGTTAATACTTGTCCTGATAAACCTGCCGCAGTAATTCCTAAAGCTGATCCTGATGAATAAACTGCGCCACCTGCCACAGCAGTTAAGTTAGCACCTGTTCCACCATTAGTTAATGCTACTTGACCTACAATGTTTCCTGCTTGAACAGTTAAAATACTTTTATTAACATAAATTGCGCCATTGCTTGAATTTACATAAGCTACAATTCCTAATTTAATTGCATAGCCTGTTGGTGGAATTGTATTTTGATAATAACCTGCAGAATATGGTGATAAATATAAAGTATCGCCTACTGTATAGCTTCCAGTATTTACACCTTGAACTAAACCAATAGTTGTAACATAACCTGCTGTTCCTGTAGGAATGGCTTGATTTGCTAAACCTATGACATTTCCTGTTGTTAAAGTGTTTGCAATAGCTAAAGCTACATTAGGATAAGTAAATCCACTACTTGTAGATGTAACATATACAGGCTGACCTACGTTAATTGTAGAACCTGTATTGTTATAAACTTTTAATTGTATTTCTTCGCCAATATGTAATGTATTGTTTGTGACATCGTTGTAATAAGCTAAAGCGTTTTGAGTGCTGTCATACCATAAACGACCTGCGTTATAGCTTGGCGCTGAAGTTGCTGTATAAGTTTCGTAACTAGAAATTGTAGGTGTTGCCATTGTTACACTAGTTAGCGTTGAGGCAGTAGAACCTAAAGATATAGATGTAGAACCTATAGTAATACTAGAGTTATTTAAAGCGCCATTAGGAATACCACTAAAATTAGTGCCTGTTAAAGTAGGTGTGGTAGTCCATGATAATCCACTACTGTATTGTAAAACACCTGCGCTTGGCGTTAAAAATGATGTTGTATTAGATGCAGATTGATATGGTAAATAGTTAGATGCGCCACCAGCTAAATTAGTCGCTGTTGTGGCAGTCGTAGCTGAACCTGCTGTTGTTGCAGTTGCAGCATTTCCACCAATATTTAATGATGTGGCAGTTCCTGTTAGACCTGTGCCTGGGCCTGTAAATTGAGTTGAAGCAGAAATAGTTGTGCCACCAAGGGTCGTAAAAGCGCCTGTAGATGGGCTAGAAGCGCCAATCGTAGTGCCATTGATACTTCCACCTGTAATTGATACATTTGATGCGTTTTGAGTGCTTAAAGTGCCTAATCCTGATACTTGGCTATTAGAAATAGCTATTGTTGTGTTGGAAGCAGCAGTTAATTGACCCTGTGCGTTTACTGTATAGGTAGGAACTGATGAAGCTGATCCATAAGAACCTGCTGTTACAGCAGTATTTGTAATAGAAAATTGTGTGCCTGTTAAAGTAAGGCCTGTTCCGGCAGTATAAACGCTAGAAACAGAGAAATTAGACCAAGTTATAGGTGTTGTGCCTAATGTGCCACCTGGTTGAGCTAATGAATACCATGCAGAACCTGCTTGTGTTCCGCTAACAATAAATATGATTGCACCGACATATTCATTCCATGTATCAGAACCTGGTGTGTAAGTCCATGCGCCACTTGATACAGTATAAATTCCGTTTTGTGCTGCATTTGTCTGATTTTTGACTAAAACTACGTTTCCAGCTACTAAACTTACGCCATCAATCGTTTGTAATCCTGAAAGCGTAATATTTGTTAATGTGGCTACTGTTGCAGGCTCTTTCCAAGATAATCCTGCCGCTAAATAGTCAACATATTGCTTGTTTGTAAGATCAAAAGGGCTTACAGGGGCATTACTTGATTGTGCTGTTGTAAAGTAAGCTAAAGAAGGTGAGTTTCCACCAATAATTGAGCTATTAATCGTGCTATTGGTGATTGTCAATCCTGATTGAATAGGATTAACTGTGGCATAGAAAGGCTGACCCTGCCCAATAAAAGTATTAAAACTATTATCTAGATTGAATAACGCCTGAACAGGCAGAATATTCTGATCTATTGTTTTTGCAGGATCAGACATCTAATTCCCTTATGATTGGTCGGCTACTGGTGTAACGTATAAGCTTGTTGTTCCGCCTGACGCAATTGCTGTTAAATAAAAAGGTGTTGTTGGAACTGCTAACACTACAGGAGTTTCCATGATTGCAGGTAATACAAAATCACCTGTGTTTCCATCAGTAGCAAATACTGCATTAGCCGCAGCAGTTGCTGTGCCTGGAGTGAATTTTACTGCACATGGATAAGCGCCTGCATTTAAAAAGGCTGCATAATTTACTTGGTCGTTAGTTGAATCATTAATAGTAACAGCGCTATGTTGTGAAGTTGTTACTGTTAATGTCGTTGTAGGGCCAGCTAAACGTATTACTGAAGTATTTGCCATGATTTATCCTTAAGCTGCGTTAGCAGGTGCTTGGCCTTCATAACGAACAATTTGAAATTCATAAACACCTGAAGCTGGAGTTGCTGAAGATGTTGTGCAATTACCAAATTGAACTGTTAATACGCCATTTGTTAAGCAATCAGTTTCTGCAATAAAAATACCTGCTGTTTGATTAGCAATATAACCACCTGAACTAATGAAGTCAGTTGTTAATAAGCCTGGAACTGAAAAAGTTTGAACTGCTGTTGTGCTTGCCGCTACTGAAGCTGGAGCTAGAGTAGGCGCAATATAAAAAGTTTCGTGTGCATTACCACGAGCTACTGTTGTTGATGCCATTTGATTTTTTCCTTTGCAAAGAAAACTAGAAAACTCTAGTTATGTAATTATATATTAAATAGATGGGAAGCCACCAATTAAAGTAACTTCCCTTTCTATATTTTTTACTAGCTTAAGTCGTAACCAAATACATAAACATCAACAGTTGCTGTAACAAATGGTGTTGAAATGTTTACATAAAGGTTTTGAGCAGTTTGAGCTGCAGTTGTAGTTGGGCTGATAACATCAGTAACTGTGTTGCCTGTTACGCCTGTTAAAGCTGCCGCTGTGTAAATAGCTGTTCCACCTTGTGATGGAGCAGTATATAAACCAAATACTACTGTGTGAACGTCTGCACTTACACCTGCGTTATTAGCATTTGCAACTACGATTTGTTGAACAGAATATGTAGTTGAGTTGATAATAGGAAGGTTAAAGTCTTGTGCTGCAGCTGTGCTTAAACCTTTGTAGACAGCTAATAAGCGGTTAGCTTGATTAGTGCCTAGTTGGGATGGGTGAGCTGCAACGGTGGTTGCTGGGCCTGGATTCGCCATAATAAATTTTCCTCTTTTTTGTTTTCTAAATAGAGGGGATTTTACTCCCCCCTGTCCGTTATATTACTTACGCTGCTACTCGGCAAGCTAACTCTGGGTAGAGTGGCGCCCAACCATAAAGAACATCAAGACGAGTTGGAATTGAGTCATTATTAATTGTGTATTGACGAACAACACGCATTGAAAGACCAATTTCCTTGTCAGATGCACGACCTGCAAAATGAACGCCATCAGGTAACTCAAGATCAGCTACTGCTAATGTGAACGCATTTTTGTGCATAATGATGTTTTGTGGTGATACTGTGCCTGTATTGTTAAATGGTGTAACAGATTGTGAACCAGTTGAAGTTACTGATACGTTTTGAAATTGACCTGCAGTAATAACTGCTGGTGAAACGTTTACAGTAGCTGAACCTGATGAACTGATTGTTACAGGTGAATTAACAACAAAGTTACGGAGCTTGTTAGAACCATAAGCTTGACGGTTTTGTGGGTTAACTGCATATACACCAGCGATAGTAATAACATCACCTTGATTTAATGAAGCACTAGCTGCAGATGTAGCTGCAATAGTGATGTTTGAGCTTTGCGCCCAACCACTTGTCAAGAAACCTGTTGCTGTTGTTACGTTGCATGATAATACTGCTGAAGCGTATGAACCAAATGTTTGTGAAACAACGTTTTGATCCATTTTCCAGTTCATACCACCTGAATCACGACCCATTAAACCTTTACGGTATTGTTCGCCAATAGCTTCTTGTGGAACAAAAAGGCCTTTTAAGCTATCAACAATAGTTGCTGATGTGAATGGCTCAACGATACATGATCTACGACCATCTCTTGGAGCGCCTTCAGCGTCAAGGTAAGCACCTGCTGTTAAGTAAGTGATTAAACCTGTTGGAGGTGTGCCTGCTGTGCCAACGATGTTAGCTGTGTTGTTTTTAGCCATTACAAGACCATCACGATCAATCTTGTTAGCGATAGCTGCAACTGCTGGTTTAAGAACACGATCAGAGAACATATCTAAAGATAATGCCAAGTCTTGTGTTGTAAATTGTGTATCAACGTGAAACTGTGTTGATAATGTTACTGGAACTGAAGTTTCATTGAAATCTTCAACGTTAAGTGCTGGGCCAGTAGTTCCGATGAAACGACCTGGACGTCTTACGTTCACAGTATTACCGATTTTTGCACCTACAACAGCGAATTGGTCATCGTAGTTACGATCAACTTCTGAAGTAAATGTTAATTCATTTTCCAAGACCATCAATGCTTCATTGGTGATCTTGCTTATGGTTAGTAAATTATTAGCCATTTGTTTTCCTTAATTAATATATTTAATGGCCTACTACCTAATTTTCCCAGCTTTTCTCGATTCACGCCATTGTTGATAAGTGCCATGGAATTCACCATCAGACCCTACACCAACATCAGCAACCGCAGAACTTGTCTTTATGGGACTAATAGGAGCAGGTGCTTTGCTTTTGGCTACAGAAGGTTTTGTTTCAGCTTCAGCTTTGGCCTCTTTAGGTGTTTCTTTGGCTTCAAACCTTGCTTCCAAACGACCAATAGTGCGTAGAGCTTTAATCATAGGCATACCAGCAATTTCTTGGGCTAATTCGTCATTTTCTGCTAGATGATATAGTATTTTAGGGCCTTGTTCAGACTCTAAAATAGCGTCTGTTACATAGTCAGGGACTTGAACAGTAGCTGATTGAACCATATCATCAAAATCAGGTAATTCTGATTTAACTTCTAGCAGACGTTTTTGCCAAGCAGATACTTTATTATCGTATTCTTCTTTAGCCTTCTTCTCTGCTTCTTGCTTATCTCTATTCTTTAAAGCCTGTTCCGCTGAATATTCAGCCAATGCCTTTGCATATTCAAAAGCGTCAGTAAACTGACTTGGCTGTGGCTCAACATCTTCCTCAACTTGTGGTTTTGGATTAGATTTTGCCTCATATTCCTTGAGTTTGGCTTCTAAACTTTCCCTTTGCTCTCGTTCTTTTGCAGCAGTTTCCTCTGCTAATTTACGAGCCTTTGTAAGTTCAGAAAACCTTTTCTCTAACTTCGGATTTGGTTTCTTTTCTTCTGTTGCTTTTGTTTCTGTTTCTTTTGTTTCTTCAGGTTGCGGTTCATTCTGATCTATTGCTTCCTCTGTCGGCTCTGCGGTTTCTTTAACTACAGCCTCAACAGGTGCTTCTTCAGCTAAACCCAATCTATTTGCATAAAACGCCTCTGAATTTTCAGAAGTTAATACTTGTCCTGCTTCTCTTTCTGACATGGATAACTCCAAGATTTTTACCCAATGTAATCCATTGGTAGATATTTTGCCTTTATACTACAAAATTACTTAATACTCAATTGCAAGTTATATAGCAC